GGAATTGCAGTCACTATTGTTTCGATGATTGTAGGCAAGTTTTGAATTAAAGAAACAAGCAAGTTTATACCTGCTTCTATAATTTGAGGTATCGCACTTATTACAGCGTTAACAATACCATTTATGATTTCTGGAATTGCTGCAACAATGGCTTCAATGATGTCCGGTAAGGCACCAACCAACGATGTTAAAAGCTGTATACCTGTTTCAATAATCTGTGGAATTGCATCAAGAATAAACTCAATAATTGATGTTATGACCTCTGGTAATGCCTCAATTAATACTGGTATTGCAGCAAGTATTCCTTCAGCCAATCCTTGAATAAGTTGTAGTGCAGCATCCAAAATTAAAGGTAGATTCTCAATTAAAGTTTCTACAATTTGAGTAATCACACCAACTACTGCAGGTATTAACTCTGGGAGTGACTTCACTATTCCCTCAACCAAAGTAACAATGACCTTTACTGCTGCTTCAAGAACCATTGGAAGATTAGTTATGATTCCCTTAACCAAAGTCATGACAAGATCTAATGTAAACTTAGCTATTTCTGGAAGTGCACTAACAAGACCTTTTAGTAATGTTCCTATGATTTGGCTGGCTGCTTTTATAATAGTTCCCATGTTTTTCATTACAGCTTTGCCGATTGCAGAAATTACCTCACCGATCACTTTAAGGATCTGTGGGATATAGCTTAAAATCACATCCACTGCTTTCTCTAAAACATTACCAAACACATCGGCTATTTTATCCATGTCGCCATTAGCATCTTGTATTCCTTTAGTGAACTCGCCAATTAAGGAAGTTCCTGTGGTTGCAAGTTCTGTTAAAAGCGGTAATAGGACAGTTCCTAACGCATTTTTCAATGCTTGGACACCGTTGTTGAAATATTGCATCTGGTCATCAAAAGCACCATAGGCTGCTAAGAGTTCATCACTCATAACATAGCCTGCCTCATGTGCTTTCTTTGCTAGTTCATCCATCTTATCAGCACCTGCTTCAATTAAAGGATTTAAGTCTTGAGCAGACCTTCCTAAAAGTGTCATGGCAAGTGCATCACGTTCAGTTTCGTTTTCAATTTGGCCTAAGGCTTCAATGATCTCCCAATAAACCTCATCGCTATCACGTAAAGTTCCGTCAGCATTCATGATGGATACACCTAATTTTTCATAGGCTTCCTTAACGGTCTTTGAACCATCCTGTGCCGACTTCATTGATTTAATATTCTTTGCCATTGAACCAGTTAATGTTTCTACAGACACGTCAACCAGCTCAGCAGCGTACATATATTCTTGGAGTTTATCTGTTGCAATTCCTGTGACAGTTGATTGAGTTAATACATTATCAGCGTATTGAGCACCCTCTTTTGCCATATCAACGAGAGCCTTTCCCATTGAAACAGCAGCCGCAGCAACCGCAGCACAGGCAGCAGCAAGAGTCGCTCCTACTGCTTTTACTGCTGTACCTAAACCTTTGAATTTATCTCCAGCATCGTCAGACTTGTCTCCTGCATCTTTTACTTCGTCACCGAATTTATCGGCATCCTTAGCGGAGTCAGTAAACTCATCACCAGCAGCATCTAGTTTTTTGTTGTTTGCATCAAGCTCTCTTTCCATCTTATTGAGTTTTGCTTCTGCATTATTTAATTGAACCTGCCAACTTTGTGTTCTTTTATCAGTCTCACCAAAGGAGTCAGATGCATTCTTAAGTGCAGAGCGTAGTGTTTCAATCTTGGATTTTTGAGCTTCAATAGATTTGCCTAATACTTCGTTTTTAGCAGCCAATGCATCAACTGAATCATCATTCCTATCGAACTGAGACTCTACGAGCTTCATTTCGCTGCCTAGAACCTTGAAAGACTGATTGATTTCAGCAAGTGACTTTTTAAACTCTTTTTCACCTTCAAGACCTATTTTCAAGCCAAAAGTATCTGCCATGCATCATCACCTCCTTTTAGATTCCGTCAGGTATAATATCTTCTATGTAAATATTGCCCTTCTTCTTTGAAATGCCATGATATTGCTTATGGCATTCCCATAGATCCAAAAGTAATCCAAAAGGCATAAGCCATACCTCATCCTGAGTTAGGTTCAGGTGTGCTAAGCCATAATACAAAAGACGAGTAAACAACTCATCATCGCTTACTCGCCCGCTGCGTTTTTTGGATCGCTTTCGCTCTCTACATATCTTTTTGTGCCTCTGTATAATGCTTCAGTGATTGCTTCTTTATAATCTGATAAATCAGATGGAGTTGTAAGAAGCTCGATTTCATCTTCAGTCACTAGAGGCTTTTCGTTGCCTTTGTTCTTAATGTTATAAACAAGAATTGGTTGATTGATAAGCAATGCTAATAACCAAACAATCTCACCAATAGAATCCTCAAAAGTTTTTGATTGAGTTAACTTGTCGCCAAGTTTCTCTAATCCACCATATCTTTTAGAGATTTCTCTGGTAGCCTTAGTTGTTAACAAAAGCTCATATTCATTGTCGCCAACCTTAATTTTTACTTCTCTATCTTCGTACGCCATGATTAATTACCTCCATATGTAGGCTCATAAACTGCGTTATACCAAGCATTAATAATAGTATCGTTGGTGCCATCTTCAGTGATTTCAGCCTTCCACGGATGTTTATTTGAAGCATCTACTTTATTTCTGCGAGAGATAGTTCCCTCAATAGTAGGTGTAGAGAACGTGATAGAGTCACCCTTTGTTGCTAGGTTGGTTGCAGGAATACCAAATAAGACTCTATAAAGCCAATAATACTTATATTTTCCATTTGCTTTTCTTGCTCTAAAACCAATAGCGACAGGTCTTGCTGCATCCTCACCACCAGAAATTAATACACCATTGTCATCAACAGTTGCACCAACTAATGCTGCTGCTACGCTTTGACCGATGTCATCAATACCTAATGATAAAGTTCCGCTTTTAAACTCTTTCACTATTTCTGCTTGTCCATCATCAGCAAAAAGAGTTGCTTCATTAAGTTCTACGGATAGATCACAAGAGATCGCTTTTGCAAGCTGAACTGGAGTTCCGTAGGTTTCATTGCCACTACCATCTTCAGTGATAGGTGCATAGAATAATTTGTCTAATCCAATTGTTGCCATAGTTAATTATCCTCCTCTATGTCATAAGTTTTAGCTACGTCTATTGTGTACTGATAGTAGCCTGTCTCAGTGTCGTAACCGTTGTATCTTCTATCGGTTACATAAAAGAAATGAGTAATAAGCCTGCGTGAAATTCTATTCTTTAGCTGGACATAATTACCCTTAGTAAATAATGTGATTCTAAGTTCTTGCTTGTCCGTTTGAGGAACATTATCTGCATTAAGCGGATACGAGTCAGCAAGAGGAACCAATACAATGTATTCATTTGGAGCTTCTTTACTAAAAACGCCTGTTTCAATCGGTATGTTTAAGCTTGCTAAAAGCTCTTTTACTTCTGATAGGATATTCATAGCTTTTCAATCTCCTCCTCAATAGTTTTAGTCATAGTCTGTTCGCACTCCTTCTTTGAGGATGTTTTCGCATTCTTTAAGAAAGGACGTGCTGGTTGACCATGCTTTCCATATTCAATAATGTTTGCGACCATAGCATTAGATGATCCATCTTTTCTGTATTCATCGAAGCCTACCTTAATGTTATAGTTGCCATTTCTATCAAGTAAGACTGGCGATAAACCTAAGGCGTTTACTAATTGACCAGATGATGGACCTTTTACCATAGATGTCAGATTGCTCTTGGTTTTCTTTAATACAACCTCGCCTCCAGCATTCAATGCAGACTCGGCTATCTTATCCATATTGCTTCCAACCCTAGATAGTTTTTCGAGTAGTTCTTCTGGTAGTTTTGCAGTGCATTTAGCCATTTGATGCCTCCACTCTCTTTGCGAGAATTTCTAGGTACATTCCTCTTCCTTTGATGTTTTCAACTGATAGGATGTCATACCTAACTTCATCTATTACTAAGTAATGTTTGGTTGTTATGGTAAGTCCTGGAATTTTCCTTAATTTGAATAAATCAGTAGCCTCCGAGAAAGCCGCCAAATTCGCCCAACGTTCGCTTCCATGCCTTCCTTCAACAAACACTCGAACCTCTGCTAAAACCGCCACAGATTCAAAGCTAAAGCCCTCAGAATCGGTTTCACGATCAATAGAAATGATCTGTGCCTTTTTATTCATTAAACCAAGTCCCATAGGCTACACCTTCCACTCTCTATCTAGCATTAAAAGCCTATTAACAGCTTTATATGTCTGGTCGCTGGCATTTGTGTTATCAGCAAAAAAGCCACCAGTTGAACCATCACGTGATTCATAAAAGTGGCTTGTTAACATGATAACCGCTTGCTTAGTTCTTTCGCTCATCTCGTGAGTTGAATAATAACCTTCATCAAGATGCTGATAACCTTCTGCATAAGAGATGGCGGCAGAAATGAAAGAAACGATAAGACTGTCATCGTCATTGAATGTTATGATTAGATTTTGTTTCACCTGTGCTAATAAATCATTTGCAGTCATTTCTACCACCTCCTACATTAGTTGCCGCTAGTTGTTGCTTTTTGCTGTAAGACTTTGATTGCTTCAGGAAGCACTAACTTACCATCTACTCTTTGAGTAGCAACGAATCCAGTTTGATCAGTTGCGGCATAAAGTTCGTTTAACTTCTTGAAGATACGTCCTTGTCTATCTGCAATCCAGTAGTAAGAGAAATCACCAAAAGCGATAGTCTTAGCACCAGCTGCAATAGTAGGAACGTAGCTAGATGTATACACAGGTCTGCCTAAGATAGTGTCAGGAGTACCTGCAGTTAATGCTGGTTGCCATAAGTAGTTACCAGTTGTGTCTTTTAACTTTCTGATTGCCTTGATCGTATAGTCATTTAAAATCCATACAGCTTTCTTTCTGTAAGGAGCCTTTAAAGAATAGAATAAATCGATAATTTCATCGGCAGTGATAGCAGTTGAACTTGCAGTAGTTACACCAACTTCTGCACCACCAGTGGTATTGAAGATACCGATAGGTTTACCAGTACCATTACCAGTGAAGAATGCTTCTTCCTCTTTGCTACCGATACGTCTACCGAATTCTTTAGAAATGTAGGATTCAAGATTGAATGCACTGTCATTTAAAAGTTCATTGGAAACCTTAATTAAAGTACCAAGCTTGTAGGCACCGATAGAAACTTGATTGAATGCATCATCGCTATCAGAGATAGTTCCTTCTTCATCAACCCAAGAAGCTGTACCTTTAGTTGCAACAACAGGAATCTTACGATCACCACTAGAAGTGTTGATGACATGAGCAAGCTTTCTAAAGATATTCTCTTCTTCCAAAGCTTCAACAAGAGTGTTTTCAAATTCATTAGGAACTAAATAACCACCCTCAGAGTCAGTACCAATTTGAAGAGCATCAGCAACTTCAGGACGGACAGTTTTGCTTCTCATTACATTCCAGAAACTCTTTTTATAGTTCTTAGAAGCACGACCTGTCTTTTCATCTTCGTCTTCAACCATAGGCTTGCCAACGATAGGTCTGTTAACTGGCATATTTAATTCAGCTTCAATAGCATTACGCTTTTCAAGACGTTTGATTTCCTTAGAAAGGTTGTCAAAGTCATGTTCCATAGCAACATACTTAGCGTCATCTTCTTCACTAAGTACACCTTTGTCATTTGTTTGAGCCTTAAGGAACGCATCCATAGCCTTCCAAAGATTGGCTCTTTTTTCGATAAGTTCGTTAATAGTCATTTTCTTATTCCTCCTAAATTAATTTTTTGATTGTGACTAGTTTGTCTTT